CGTAACTGCTGGAAGAAGAACACTGAAGAGGAAGCACTACTGGGTGTCAGCATGACAGGCATCATGGATCACTACCTGCTGAGTAAGGGAGAGTCTAAGGACTTAGGCAAGTGGCTGGAGGAAGTACGAGATGTTGCTGTGGATACAAATAAGAAGTGGGCTGAGAAGCTTGGCATTAACCAGTCTGCGGCTATTACGTGCGTTAAGCCTAGCGGCACTGTATCTCAACTTGTTGATAGTGCTAGTGGCATCCATCCTCGCTTCTCTAAGCATTACATTCGCAGAGTACGTAGCGACAACAAAGACCCGCTTGCAATCTTCATGGGACAGTCAGGATTCCCCGTAGAGCAGGATGTTATGTCACCCTCATCAGCAGTCTTTAGCTTCCCTGTGAAGGCTCCAGAGTCCTCTGTGACGGTTAAACAGGTGGGTGCTATGCAACAGCTAGAACTTTGGAAAGCATATCAGAACCACTGGTGCGAACATAAACCAAGCATCACTGTTTATTACACTGATAACGAGTTCCTGCAAGTAGCACAGTGGATATGGGAGAACTTTGACTTGTGTAGTGGGATTAGTTTGTTGCCATATAGTGACCATGTATATCAACAAGCTCCTTATGAGGACATCGACGCTGAGAAGTATGATGAGTTAGTAGCAGCAATGCCAGTGGGTGTGGATTGGGATGACCTAGAGAAGTACGAGGAAGAAGATAACACGACAGGAAGTCAAGAGTTAGCATGTGTAGGTGGGGCATGTGAGATAGTTTAAGAAAGTCCTGATATGAGTAGTCAAAGTACTCAAATAAACTTCAATGTAAACTTAGGGGCCGCAATGGCCCCTTTTTTTATTGCAGTACTTTCCGTCTGAACTCCTTTCTAGCCGCAGCTTCTTCTCTTTCTTTCTTTTTCTGTAGCGTGACCTCTGCACCTCCCAACATAAAGGTGTAAATGTCTTGACCAAAAACAGGCAGCTTAGTTACTAGCTTCTTTACTGCGTCATAGTCCTGTTCCGTGTCGTCAGCTATTTCTTTAGCAGCTTTACCAGCCATGTCTGTCAAGCCAATACTTGCAGGCATTAACTGAGTAGCTATGAACTGTCCCCAATCTCCGTTTTCCAAGTGACGTTCCTTTTGATACTTACTTAAGAATACAATATCCATTAAAGCTTGTGTCCAAGCATCTGAAGCTGTATCAGCAAATGTAGAAGCGTCTGTAAAGTCGACAGTCATGCCTTCTGTATCAAAGCCTGCTTTAACATAATTCCTTAAGTCCTGTACAGTGGCGTTGGCTGTTCCCATTATTAAAGCGTAGCGAGTAGCGTTTACTAAGGCTTCTTGTTTATTGCCTTTCCTATATTGCTCTACAATATCCTTCCTGACTAACCCTAATTGCTTGAGCATGTAAGATTTCATGGCGTAAAAGACACGACCATTTGGTGAATTCAAATAAGCTGCTGGCATTTCCGACAAAGCGATGGGCTGTACTTCAGACAACTCATTCCAAAGCATTAGCTTTACATTGTCATCCATCTCTCCCTTCTGTAAAGACTGCATCAAGTTTACCGTGTCGTCACCAAAGACCTCATCCCATTTCTTTATAAAAGCGTCAGGGTTTTTCTGCGCTAATTTTTGATACTTGTTATAAGAAGCATTAATGAAGATACGCTTACCTGATCTGTCAATTTTAGTGAACAACGATCCTCTCATGGTTGCATCAAGAGCCTTACTAAAACCGTCTACAGACCCAAACTCCATAGAGGTTCTATTTAACAGCCCCATTTCTTCAGGTTTTATACGAGAACCTTTGAGTCCTGTTGCTATTTCTTTAATAGTATTTCCCAAGCCGTTGACATATACAGAACTACCTACGTCAGCTAACTGTATCGCTGCCGACCTGAAATTAGCAAGCGTGGCCATGTACTGAATGTCTCTTGCCTTTGCTAAAGTACCATTCATGGCTGTCTCACCGCCTTCAAAACGAGCAGTAAGTAAAGCCCTTAAGTTATCTTCCTGTACGTGGTTAAGTTCTCCTTTTCTTCTCATCTGTGCTAACAGTTCACCAATACTTGCAGTCAAGTCTACAGTGTCTGTACCTTCCGCTTTCTTTAAAGAGTCTTGCTGATTAAAAAACTGACGTTTAGCTATTTCTTTTTCCATACGTTGCGTGTATATAGTCAAAGCTGTAGGAGCATCATGGTAAAACTCTCGTAGCTTAGGGGTTACTTCTTGAATAGTACGAGAAGCCTCTGTTCTTTTAGAAGGAAGTCCTGTTTTACTCCCTGCTATAATGCGGTTGTAAACCGCTGAGACTACATTGTCATCTAGGTCATCTACTTCTACACCTTTCTTTTTAGCAATCTTTGCCAAGGCTTTTTCAGCTATTGACACACCAGCAGTGCCTACTGCTTCTTGGATACCTTCCAAGTCTTTGATCACACGAGGAAAGAAATTGACTCTTCGTCCTATCTTCATGCCGGAAGCTAATGCTCTCTTGTGTATGTCATCAAGAAGAGTTACAATTGTGCCTTCCTTCCCCTCTTTACTTTTTCTAAACTGCTTACTTAACTGAGGAAAATTCTCGTCAGATATTTTAAGTGCTGTCTTAAACTGACCGTTATTGAGTGCGTCTTGAAAGTCAAGATACTTAGCTTTAATCTCAGGGTCTTTTTCTTTCTTAAGTAAACGTGTAGTATACTGTAAAAAAGGTTGGGTCTTAGTCTGTGTATCTGCCGTATTTACAGCAGACCTAAACTCATACTCCCGCATTAAGTTACCAATCTTCTGACTATTGAGTCTAATAACTTGCTGTAAAGGAGCCATCATTTGATCCCAAGCCTTACCTACAATAGTAGTGGAAGCCAGCGGATTGTTACGCGCAGCAACTACTTTAGCAGCGTCATCTAACGTAGGTATTACAGGCGCACCTATCGTAGAATTACCATATACAACTAAAGCATCTTTGTTTTTTAAACCCATCTCTTTTAAAACAGCGGGCATTATTTCTGCTTCAGGAACATTAGCGACAACTTTGTCAGCTATCTTATCGTTCATCTTAGCGACAACAGAGTTAGCTGCTTTAGTAGACCCTGCTTTAGAAGAGAGTGCTTTTGTTTTGTTTGTTACATAATTGACTGTGTTTTTAGCTTGGTTAACAGCAGCTGTTGTACTTCTTATAGGCGCAGCTACAATAGGAGTTAAAAGCCCGCCAGCTACTGTGTATAGACCTAATGTTTTTAAGTCATAGTCTCCTGAAGTTATCTGTCGCGTTAACTCAGAAGAAGCAGAAATACCTGCGCCAGTACCTACCATAGTTTTAAGTGCGCGGCCAACAGGTAGTGCAGTAGTCGGTGTTACGAGTTCAGCAGTTAGGTTACCTATGGTGTTTGAAGTAGCGTCTACTCCTATTTCTGTCTGAACAGCTAAAGTATTAGCATGTCTTTCTTGAGCTTTAGACACTCTACGCTTTTCTATTTCTTGTATTCTTTCTTGAAAAGACATACTATCTACAAAAGCATCCCCATATCTTTCACGAGGAGACTGTAACCTAGCTCCTTCCATAGTAGCATACGCTACAGCACTAGGTGCGTCTATCGGGCCTAGATCATTACCCTCTGCATCTACCCATACAGATGTAGGAGCAAAGGCTTCGGTTGCTCTACTCAAACGCCCTAGATCAGCAGACCCTTGATCCCAAGCAGCAGCCATTTCGTCTACACGAGTAATCCTATTACCTTCTGAATCTTCTCTGTAATCAGGAGTATCCGTCACGCCTATCCAATCCCCTATCCTACGTAAAGGTTCAAGCATTAAGAAAGGAGAGAACTCCAAAGGACGTTGACTGCCTTCCTCTGTAATATAAGGGGTTGCCTCTAGGGGCTTTGCACTAGCTAAATCAAAACCAACAGGTTTTGCGGAGGCTAAATCAAAAGTCATTTTAAAGTACCTTAATTTACGAGGATATAGTTTTTACCGTCAGGACTGACGTATGCTCTGTTACCGTGTTTATCTATTTTAAGTGTGTAATCCGCAGGAACTGTTGCACCTTTCGCTACTCCAGCAGCAGTTTCTTCAGGGTCTAAACCTCCTGTGCTTTCAGGCGGTTTTTTAAGACGGTACTTATTGTTGCCAAAAAAGTAGTTTCTTTCTGCTTCCGGCGTTTCCTCAATCCTTTTAACAAACAACTCATCAATAGCCTGTGCCTCAGCTTCTGGCTCGCTAAGCTTTTCAACTACTATCAGTTCGTTTTTACGTGCTGCTACTTCTTGACTTAAAACTAACTGTTCAAACGGCGATAAGCTGTTCCAAGCAGAGTTGTCAAAACCTGATCGTTTCCCAGCAGTAGTCAGCTTAGTAGACGCGCTCTCTTCATCTCTTTTAGTATTTTTAGGGACTGTCTTGTCTTGCGGTCTAACATATTTTGTAGCGTCTGTAGGTAAAGCACTATATTGTTTTGTACCATCCTCGTTAACGTCTGAAACATACATTAACTGTTGAGGATTATCACCTATTTTAGTTTCAGCAGCCCACACTGTTGTACCGTCTGGTAAGACATACTTTGTAGAAGACTCGCGTGTTACATTTGGGTCGGGCTTAAGGGTCTTAGCTAAAGACGTGAACTCTGTAATAGACATTTCCTCTAGGTCTGCTGCCCTAACTTCTGCCCAGATAGGATTATCTTCAGGGATACCTAGTGCTTTTAAAACTTTTTCTTGTGTTTTAATTGTAACAGGAAGTTTAGCAGCGGCTTCTGCTTGTTCAGCTTTTAATTTACGGTCAGCAGCTTGTAAACTAAAAAGTAACTGTTGTCCAGCAGCAGGAGATAGTGTCTTATCAAGAACTCGTTGACCGTTCTCAAGGTCTCCTAATTTAATCAAAGCATCGGATATAGCAGTCCTTGTTTTTCCCTCAAGTTCTAACTCACGTATACCCGCCGCAGTCTTAGCTGCGCCAGTCAAGTCACCAGTAGCTTGTTGTATACCTGCCAGTTTACGTAAGTCCTCTGGCTTGCTTAAGTCTAATTGAGCCATAGCCATCTGTAGTTGCTCTGCTGGAGTCCTAGTATCTCCACCCATTAAGCCTCGCATACCACGCTGTAAACCTTCGGCACGTTGTGCGCCAAAAGCTAACCTTTGCTGCTCTGAGTTAATACCCATTCCCATAGGATCGGGACGGCTGCTAGGCATGCCCGTAAGGAGTCCTGCAATATCTGTTCTAGCCATTATCTTATCTCCTTAAAATTAAAATTTACCTGCTAACCATTCAAGACCACCAGTAAGTAAACCCTCCATGCCTTCTAAAGCAGCACCATCAGGATTAAGTATTCTATTAAGTATTTGCTCTTGAGCTGTAGCTTGTTGACCAAACAAAGAACCTAAGATTGCTTCCCCTTGCTGTAGCTGTAGACGATTAGCTAAGTCTTCCGCTTGTAGTCTTGCTTCCAAGCCACCCAGACCCATCTGTGTAGCCAGTTCAGTACCAGTCCTACGACCAACATCAGCAAAACCAGCAGGTACTTGACTAGCAGACAGCATAGACAACGCTTGCTGCTGTGGTAAGTAACCAGCTGCCATCATTTGCTGAAGATTAGCTATGTCAGCCCCTTGTAGCTGTGAAGGCAACTGAGATGCTTGTGTACCTAATCCGAACAAACCTGTGCCTAGACCCAAGCGCCCTTGCTGTAGAGCCTGCTGCTGTCCTGCGGCACTGATGTCTGATTGTTGTAGTTGTAGAAGATTAGCTAAGTCTTGCTGCTCGAACCCACGACCTGCTTGTGCGCCTTGCAGACCTAAGCCTGCGAGTGTAGTGCCTCGTCCTATTCCTGCTGTTTCTAAGTCTGAAGAAAGTCCAGCTAAATTAGAGGCTAGTCCTGTTAATCCCGTAGCTGTAGCCATTTCTTGTTGTTGTTCTGCCAATGCCTGCTGTCGAGCAGATAGACCAGCACGAGCCATAGCTTCCTGACGGGCAGTCTCTTGTGCCAGCAGCTCAGGAGATGCACCACCATAAGCAGCAGAGGACAGTCCTAAGCGACCTTGAGCAAGTAAACGCTCTTCTGTAGCCAGACGCTGACGCTGTTCCTCTGGTGTCTGTGTGGCTCTAATAGCTTCGTAAATATCAGCTTGTCGAGCTTCAGGAGATGCTAACAAACCTTGACCAGCAGCTCCCGCAAGTCCTGCGTATTGAGAACGTAAAGCTTCAATGTCAGCAGGTTGACCAGCTCTTCCTAGCTGTGCTTGAGCACCTCCAAGACCTGCTTGAGTAATGCCCTCCAAGCCTGTAGGCTGACCCATTTGACCCAGTGTCTGACCAAACAGTCCACCTACTGCGCCACGTTGAGCTGCAATAGAAGGATCAATAGCACCTACTTGCCCTAGCTGTTGCTGTGCTTGACTATAAGCTGCACCACCTATCTGACCAGCTCTGGGGTCATACCCACCACCTATAGAGCCTGCTGCTGCTCCTGTAAGTCCCTGTAGCTGCGCCTGTAAAGCCTGTTGTTCTGGAGATAGGTTTATACCAAACCCACCTTCAGGAGTAGTAGCTATGTTAGCTAGGCCACTTGTAACAGTGTAGGGTCTAAACTCTGTGCCTGCCCGTGCTTCTTGAGCTAAAGCTTGAGCACCTGCTTGAGTCTCGCGGCCTAGCTGTTGTGCTCCCTTAATGTTTTCTTGGCCTAAGTAATACTGACCACCTGTACGTAGTGCTTGACTAAAAGCATCACTACCTAAAAAGTCAAAGGCACTGTTTAAAATGCCGCTTGATGCTTGATCACTTGTTATTCCACCACCCATAGCACCCATTAGTAAGACCCTCCAGTAATTGTGTCAGCCGTTAGTGTGCCTGTTACGTTTACGGTAGCGGCTGTTACAGTACCAGTAAATGTAGGATCAGCTGAGTTAGCCTTAGTAGCACTGGCTGTCGCTATGTTGTTAAACTCAGTGTCAATCTCTGTTCCTCTCACAATCTTCGCAGCATTGCCTGAAGGGAGAGAATCCTTTGTAGCAAAGTTAGTTGTCTTAGTGTAATTAGACATTTAGATAAGTCTCCCTAGTAGAGCATGTATGTCGATTTTTTGAATTGAGAATGGAGCACCGTTGACTTCTGCTTCTATGCCAATGGTTACTACCTCACCGCTACCGCTGGTGTTAACCTTTGGTGTGTTGATAAGGATAGAAGATGTGTACTCGCCTGTGGTATTGTACTCAGCTATCCCGTACTCAGCTATGTTGCTAGAAGCAAATGTAAAAGCTTGCTTAGTGTAGTTAGCTGTGTAGTCATAACCCCAGTTAAGAGTAGTAGGTGTGTTCTGACCACCAATGATAGTCAAGTTAAACTTCTTCAGGAACTTCAGGTTAGATGTGTTACCAAAGTCCATAGGGTTACTGAAGTATCGCATCTCGTACTTGTTCGTACCATCCATATAGTCCTTGTACTCAACAATGCCTGAAGAGATGCCTATGTATATCTCACCATCTTCCAGTACAGCAAAGGACAGAGGGTACATACCTGACCACGTAGTAGCCCTGTGTGAGCCATCCTCTAACGCTCTACGCATGTCAAAGCAGTACACAGTGTTGCTGTCAGGAAGTGTTAACAGGTAGAAGGCTTCTTCAGAGCTGTACAGTGACTTGATGGGGTTAGTCTGTAAAGAAATCAAAGACAACAAGTCTGTGCGTACATTCTTGCTGATGTCACGCATAGGCATAGACTTCTCTTGTATAGTCCTGCCAAAGCTACGTACACCTGTCTCAGACAAGAAGATGATGTCAGTGCCTGTGTGCTGTACTGAGTCACGAGCTATGCAGCCAACGCCTTCTATGGTGTCTGTAAGCGTCATAGTAGCCGGTGAAGAGGCTCCTGAGTACACCAGTATAGACTTCTTGCCAAAGATGATTAGGAAGCCATTGTGGGCCGCCAGAGCCGTTATCTCGTCAAAGCCTGTAGGCCATACAGTAGTTACATTCAGCGAGCCTGACGTACCACCTGTCCAATGATGTCCGTTAAGTGTATCAGACCAGTAGACAGTATGCTTGTTACCTGTAACATCCGCTACCCAGAGTCTACCATAGGCTGCTAAAACTTCGTTGCCATACGGAGGAGTACCAGTGCTGTGGCTGTGAGCTGACATCTCTTCCAACACAAAAGAACCTGACTCGTCTGTAGCTAGTAAAGGCTCATTACCTCTTTGGAACAAGTAAACATGATTATTTAGTGTTACTGTCTTCCAGTTGTTAGCGGTAGGCGTGTACCCAGTAGGCGTAGCGTCTGTTAACGTGGTAGTTCCTGTAAAGATTTTATTGTTACCTGCTGATATGACATACTTATCGCCAGAGTTATCAATAAACTCGTACATGGTTTCTATACCACGGCTACTGCCTAGTACAGAAGAGCCGTTAGTAGAAACCTCTTCCCAGCCCTTACGCGCACCAATACGACCTAGCTGATCAATAACACAGTTGTCTGCAACAGCAGCAAACGAGGGATCAACACCAATGGGTGAGTCCTGTGTATTAAGACCAGCAAAGCCCGGAGCAGATATTGTAATGTTTTGTAGTTGTTGAGCCATTAAGAATACCAGATAGTTTCTTCAGGATGTTGTGACGCATCAATAGCAATAGCGTCAGACAATGTTCTGTCAGCAAGCCCAAACAACTCTGCTGCACTTGTACCACCAGTCTCTCCACGCTCTCTAGCACCTAGTGCTGTAGCAATCTGCACAACAGGTGATGAAGGCACTGCCAGAGTCTCTGTATCTTCTGTAAAGTCTGCTGTACGTAGTACCACGTTAAACCTTAATTGATACACACCGTCAGGCTTGGGGTAGATGTCCACAGCGTTATCACCAGCAGCGTTAACACCGTTGAAACTGTAGAACTGTGGAGACCCTAGAGGAGGTGTCTCAATCAAGAAAGCGTTGTCCATCCAGCGAGAAGGGCGGTACTGCATGAAGAAGTCTGAGGTGTCGTTGATAACGTCTAACAGCTTCATCCTGTTCTGTGAGCCAGTCAACACATAGTTAAAGGTTGTAACGTCTGTGGTTACAGTCAGTGTAGTACGCAGAGCTGTCCAGTCATAAGCATCTTCTACGG